TGCTTTACACTATGCTTTTTGCAGTAGTCTCCATACACAGCCTTGAATGTACACGGTTTCCCAGTCATCGTCGTCGCACAACAGGTCTTCTTTGCTTTCCTTTGCTCATTCACCACCTCGGGAGGCTTGTCAATCACGATAATCTGTCGGTCATCCTTCTTCTTCTCGTGTTCGAGGTACTTCTTTTTCATGATCCAAGTTGCGTTCGCAAGCTTGACACACTTTTCATCTGGCTCGCCGATCCGGTACATCTTAGCCGCATCAGCGAGGCAACGGTCCCAAAGGTGATCACGGATAACTTCCATTTTTGATTTCTTGATTTTTACAATTTTACATCTCCACTTAGGCTTCTCCTCCGATTTCAGCCAGGTAAATGTCAACCTGACCCGCGAAATCGGGACATGTTTCTGTAGTCTTCTTGGTGACCGCATCCTGAACGTTGATGACATGCTCCTTGAACTTTTTGACATCTATACCCGTAGCGTTATGGATTTGAGACTCGGTAGCGATGTCCTTGAGTGCATAGAGGTACGCTGCCGCATAGTTCGCGTGAAGAATCGCCACAACCGGAGACTTATCTTGTTGCGCTGCCGTAGCATAACGAGCAGACTGGCGGATAAGCTTCTCGATGGACTTGTTCATGCCCCTCGTCTTGTTCTGCATCATCAAGAAAAGAACAAAGATGGCGGCTATCAGGTAGAGGTACATCTCTTACTTTACCTCAAGAAAGTTTTGACAGTCCTGCATCGTCTTCACGTGGTCACCTTCATCGTTACGGACATTGACGAAGACGTCATATAGGTTGTTGACATCATCGTAGTAGTTCGAAGCCACAGCTGGTGGACGCTCGAGGGAGAGGCTCGCCCCATTCTGTTTAAGAAATTCATCGTAGGTGTGATAGGCGTGTTCCTCCACCTGTTCGGAAAGATTGTAGGCCATCCTCGGAGACACCACATACAGAAGGCATGTCAACCAGTAGTACGCGAAGGCTGTGTGCTGTGCGAAGAATCTATCAACGAAACGCTCGTCACCACCCAGGTCTTCCATGATGAGAAGGTGGTGGTACTCATTCATGGTCTGTGCGAAGTGCGTCTCTAAGAAGTCAGCCTTCCGCCACACACCGAGGGTTTCGTACAAATGTAAAACAGACACAAATGAGAAGTATGGGACACGAGCGACCGTCTCAAGGACATAGAAACGGGCATAATCTCGATCCTTGTAAACCCTATCGATAACATTCACAGCTGATTTGACGACAGTCTTATTGATACGCTTCTCAAACCTGCGAGCAGTATTCACGTGAGGTTTGACGGAGGCGATGGTGAGCATATATCTAAAATAAAATCACATATTTAAGTATGTTAGATTCTGAACCAACCAAACATTATTGTTGTATTCCATACCCACTCTTTCCGAAAAAGGTCTTCTTTGTAAATGAAAGTGATTGGGAAGTTCGTTATGAACTTGTTTGGTATAAAGAGAAAGAATTATTAGAAGCAGACCTTGGATTAAATATCGCTGGTGGCGGTGGAAACGTTGCGAGTAAATTCACAGCAGCTGAGAAAGCAAAGCCTGAAGAAGGGTGTTGCTTCCCTCACGATACAACAAAGACTACAGTTATGCGCGGCTACAAGTATTTTAGGTTGAAGTACAAGTTTTTAGAATTACAAAATGAGTGGTCAGAAGAGACAGGTAAAATTGACCCAATTCTTGTAGAAGTACCTGGAAAATCCCCTGATATTAAAAATTTCAGCATTTATGAAAAAATTATATTCAAACAGCCCCCATCCCATGTGCGCCATGAACATTCTTTACAGACGAACAAAAAAATCATAGAAGAAACAATTTGTAAAAAGCTAAATTCAATTGAAGGTAAAGCGGATGAAATTTTAGGTTTCGTTTTAACCATGAACGATTCAACCCCCGAACCACCTATGAGGGACTTCCCACGTATGAGGGACTCTCCACTTATGAGGGACTCTCCACCTGTGAGGGAAGAAGTGCATACATGCGAAAGTCTTCATAAACATATGTGTAGTTCAAATAATAAGGTAAAACAATGCCAACACTGTAAATATTGGTATTGTGATTGGCATTCTAAAGTAAACAATAATCCACTCGGTAGGGGTGGTCATGTGTGTAAGTAACCTAAGTTAGAGTTTTGAGTTGTAATAAAACCAAGAAAAATGGAGAGTGTCCAAAAGCTCACCCACATCGAACACATTCTCAAGAGACCTGACTCATATGTTGGTCCAGTTGAATTGGGTACAGAACCTTACTGGATACTTGATGGTTCTACCTTCACCAAGAAGAACCTCAAGTACTCCCCAGCCCTCTTGAAAATCTTTGATGAAATCCTGGTCAATGCCATCGACCGTAACTCCCTCCACTCCAAGAATGTCAATTCCATCTCTGTCGCTATTGACAAGGAGAGTGGCTCAGTGACCATCGAGAATAATGGTCCTCTCGGTGGTATTGGTGTTCGTATGCACGAGAAGGAGGGTATCTGGAACCCTGAACTTGTCTTTGGTCACCTCCTCACGAGTACCAATTATGATGATACTCAAAAGCGTATCGTCGGTGGTCGCAATGGTTATGGTGCCAAGTTGGCAAACATCTACTCCACCGACTTTTCTGTGGTCATCAAGGATCATGAGACGAAGCAGACCTATACCCAGAAGTGGTCGAAGAATATGACTGTCTGTGACCCACCAAAAATAAAAAAACATTCGGGTGCCACGTCATCCGTCTCTATCACTTTCACACCCGAGTGGAAGAGGTTTGGAATGTCCAAGATGGACGATACCATCTACAACATCTTCCAGAAACGAGTTTGGGATGCGAACATCTGTACGACCCAAAACTGTAAAGTGAAGTTCAACGGAGAGGTTCTCCCCAAACAAAACTTCGAGGCCTACGCCAAGATGCATGAAGGTGTTCAAGAAGTTGCCTCTGTGTCTGGAGACCGCTGGTCAGTGTGTATCGGTACATCGGAGAATGGACTCGAGCAAGTCTCGTTCGTCAACGGCATCTGTACCATGAAGGGTGGCACTCATGTCGACCATGTCGCGAACCACATCGCCAACGGTATCATCGAGGATATGGCGAAGAAGATTAAGTTGAAGCCTCAACAGGTGAAGAATGCTTTTACAATCTTCGTCAAAGCGACCCTCGAAAACCCAACCTTCTCGAGTCAGGTGAAGTCTGAGTGTACCTCGAAGGCTGCCGACTTTGGTTCCAAGTTTGAACCCCCGAAGAACTTTGTGAAGAATGTTCTCAAGACTGGTATCGCCGATGAACTCATGGCACTCTCGAAGTTTAAGGAGATGAAGGAACTCAAGAAGACTGATGGAACCAGGAAGTCTAAGATTACTGGTATCCCCAAGTTGGATGATGCGAACAAGGCTGGTACGGCGCAATCTGGGAAGTGTACACTCATCGTGACCGAGGGTGACTCAGCAAAGACTCTCGCCGTCGCTGGCCTCTCTGTGGTGGGTCGAGACCATTACGGTGTCTTCCCCCTCCGTGGTAAGTGTAAGAATGTGAGGGACTCTTCGGTGGCACAGTTGACATCCAACCAGGAGTTCAATGACCTCAAGAAGATTTTGGGACTTCAACAGGGTAAGGAGTACACGAGCGTCTCCGAGCTTCGCTATGGTCGCCTTATGATTATGACAGATGCGGATAACGATGGAAGTCACATCAAGGGTCTCATCCTCAACATGATTCACTACTTCTGGCCAAGCCTCCTCAAGTTGAACTTTGTGGTTTCGATGGTGACACCAATCATCAAAGCCACAAAGGGTTCTGAGACCAAGTCTTTCTACACTGATTCAGCCTTCAGGACATGGTATGGTTCAGGGAAACAGGGGTGGAAAATCAAGTACTACAAGGGTTTGGGTACCTCGACGAGTGCTGAAGCTCGTGAATATTTCAAGAAGATTCAAGACCTCACCGTAAAGTTTGACGTGGATACGATGACTGATGACTCCATCGTTCTCGCCTTTGACAAGAAGAAGGCGGATGCGCGAAAGTCATGGCTCCTCGAGAGTACTGCCAAGGATGCTGACCAACTCGAGGTTCCTTATGGTGATGTGAAGCAGTTGGATATCACTGACTTTGTACACAAGGACTTGGTGAACTTCAGTCTCGCAGACCTCAAACGTTCCATCGCCCACGTGGCGGATGGACTCAAACCTTCGCAGAGGAAGGTGATGTACTCCTGTTTCCAGAAGAATCTTCGAGATGAGATGAAGGTGGCGCAACTGGCAGCCTATGTGGCTGAGAAGAGTGCCTACCATCATGGCGAGGTTTCCCTCGCAGAGACGATTGTGAAGTTGGCGAATGACTACACGGGTTCGAACAACATCAATCTTCTCGAACCATGTGGTCAGTTCGGTACACGCCTCATGGGTGGTAAGGATGCGTCCCAGACGAGGTACATCTTCACGAAGCTCACCAAAGAGGCGAGAAAGTTGTTTGACCCCAAAGATGACGCCATCCTCAACTACCTCGACGATGATGGACGTTCTATCGAACCAGACTTTTACATGCCCACCCTTCCGATGGTTCTGGTCAATGGTACAGAGGGGATTGGGACGGGATTCAGTTGCTATGTCCCACCCTTCAACCCCGAAGACATCAAAGAGAACATCAAGAAGATACTAGGTGGTGACACACCTGTCGAAATGAAGCCATGGTTCAGGGGTTTCAAGGGTAAGGTGTTCAAGGATGAGGGGGGTCTGTGGGTCACTGAAGGTACATGGAGAGACACTGGCTCCAGACTCAAGGTTACAGAACTTCCACCAGGTCGCTGGACTCAGGATTACAAGGAGTATCTGGATACCCTCATGGAGAAGAAGATGATTACCAACTACACGAACAACAGTACCACTGAGGATGTTGACTTTGAAATCTTTGGGTACTCGGGGAAAGACTTGGTGAAAGACCTCAAGATGAGAAAGACGTTCCATACATCAAACATGCACCTGTTTCACCCCACCAAGGGTATTCACAGGTACACAACCCCCGAAGAGATTCTCGCAGACTTTGTGGAGTTGCGTCTCGAACACTATAAGAAGAGGAAGGCTCACCTCATCGATGTCCTCGAAAAGAGAGCTGAGATGTGTAGCCTCAAGTCGAAGTTTGTCTCTATGGTCATCGAAGGAAAGTTGGTGGTTTTCAAGAGGAAGAAGGTGGAGTTGGAGAAGGAGATGTCTGCAACATTCCCAAAGATTGATGGTTCGTGGGACTATCTCCTAAACACGAAAACTGTCGAGTACACTGAGGAACGCGTCAACGCACTCATGAACGAGGCGAAGCAGGCGAAGGATGAGCTGGAGAAGATGATGAAGACAAGCCACGTGACAATGTGGAAAACGGATATTAAAAATATGTGAGTAGTAGATAGATATGGGTGAAGCCGCTAAAATTTCCCTGAAGGCTATTGGAAAGCAGGATACACACCTCCTTTCCAAAGACCCTGAAGATACGTTCTTTAATAGTAAAAATGAACTCAGACATTCTGAATTTAGGAAATACCACCGCTCGCGTAACGTTGTCAACCCTGGACAAGTTGCGAACTGGCCATTTGGTCAGACTGTGAAGGTTGAGTTTCGTCCCCAAAATATGGGTGACCTCCTCAGTAACATGTGGTTGAGTGTGACCATGCCTGGACTCACAAATCCTTCAACTGGGTTTTACGCAGACCAGCTGGGTCGACACATTCTCAAGAGTGTCACGATGTTTGTTGATGAACTCGAAGTCGAAAAGATTCATGATGATTGGGGAATCATATATGATGAACTCTATCTCGAGATGTCAGAGAAGGTTGCGAATCGGTTCTTAGTCAACAGGAATCTCGGTTTCGATGACTCAACCACAGCTGAATTTAAAGAGATTTCTCGGAACAGCTCAGACCTCATGATTCCCCTTCACTTCTTCTTCTCTCGGAAGTTTGCGAGTGATGAGTATTCATCCAATGCACCGAATCGCCCCTATTTCCCTCTTTGTGGGATACACAGACAGAAGATTATATTCGAGCTTGAGTTTCATAAACAAACCTTCTTCACAGAGAGTACGAAGGTTCTCGAACTTGGTGAGTTTAGACTCATAACCGAAGAAATCACAGTCAACCCTGAAGAGCGGAAATACTTTGCGAATGAGAGACAGACATTTATCACAGACTTGGTTCGTAAACACCCAACCACAGTGAGTGAAACTGGGAAAGATGTTATCCGTACAAACCTTGTACCAAACATACCAGTCAAATGTATCCACTGGTTTCTCAGAAATACCGATTTCGAAAATGAAGATGTCGCCAATGGACCCGAACCAGCCAACTTGGAGAAGCAGTTCTGCCAAAACCGTTTCAACTTTTCTTCAAACGTAAACTTCGACGAGATTCAAACATTCTTCTATCCCATCATGTCCGAAGCGAGTTTTTACATTAACGGTAACAAACTCCCCAATGTTTCCAACACCAACCACAACTACTACAAATATCTCATCCCATCGAGGAATCGTCTGGCGAGACCTTTCAGGAATGTGTACACATACAGTTTCTCGATGAACCCAGTAAACGTGGAACCATCGGGAAACTTGGATTTTAGTCAGATTCAGTCAGATAAAACATCGATAGAAGTGAAACTAGATACGAGTGAAAATTCATTGGTGAATGTGGAATCTAATACGTACTCTCTGAACATGTATTACACGGGGTATCAAACATTCGTATTTGATAAGGGGTTTATGTCAATTGCTTACTAAAAAGTGCCGTCTTGTTTGAGGCGATATAGTCGATGATGTTGTTCTTGATACACCATTTGATGAAATTCAACTGCGCTAGAGTTGTATGGATTTCATGAGATGTCCCAGGAATCGTGTATGCAAACTTCTCTGACCGACAGAAAGGGTCAAAGAGTTTCTTACTGTATCCATCCAAGCTCGACTTGTACGCGCAATGTACAGTAAAGAGTTTGCCGTCAGTTGTCTTGTAGGACGTATTGTTCTTCTTAGCATAGTTTGTGATGAACCATTCTAGGTTTCGAAGTGAGATGCCACTCGATTTGTCCAAAATGGTCAGTAGTTTAGTTCGGTTTTTTTCATTTTCATAAAAGCCGTTGATCGAATTTAGTAGAATACCCGATTTACTCATTACAAATATCTCGCCCTAATTCTATAAGCCCTTTTGAATTTCTTCACACATGAGTTTGTTCAAATCCAGGTAACTGTTCGAGTTTTCACAGCCTGGACATCCACTGACATTCATCTGCTCTGGTCCGTGGGTATGTAAATTTTTACTTGGCAGGTGACGCCTCTTGATACGTTCTCCTTGAGCCTTGTGATACCGACAGTATCCATCATGTACAGCTCTAAATGAGCATCTCTTTGTCCCTTCTGCTGTCGTCTTCGTACCCTTACATCCCCCAGACTTGTTCGTCTCAGCTATGTCTCGTAAAAGGAGGTCAAGTGGTATACCATGAGTCTTGGAAACATTCTCTAGAGTCATACTGAGCTTATATTCGGTATACCTAGAAACCTCATCTTCAACCATTTCGTACATGTGTTCGTTGATAGCATCCTCGATACGACCAGGCAGTTCTTCGATAACCAGTTTCTTTACGCTATCAGCGACGATTTTTGAAATCTTGTCCTTCGAAATCATGACTTATTCATACTTTGCTCGTAGTTTTTAAATAAGTCTTCAACCGAATTCTCTCTTTGTCTTTTCTGCTTAAGGCGTTCCCGAAGGTCAGCAACTTTTCCAGTGTCATCGAGACCCTGCTTTCTACACTCTTCAATGAGCTCCTCCTTTTTCATGGTACTCAGAGCGGGTTCACGCTTTTTGGGTGGTGGCTTGTGGGATTCAATGATTTCACCAAAAATCTCTTGCTTCGTGTTGTCATAGAGGGGGTCGAGTAGGTCACATACAGGGTTCAAGAACTTGTTCACGAAATAGTAGTGATAGTCTACGGGTATGTTATTCTCATCGACATATTTGGGGTCTTCAGACTTTTCGAACGCTTTCGCTCTAGGATTACCCGTGTTTACGAGTAGATACGGGACGCGGTCTCCAGATTGTGGTTCAGAACCAGGCTTCCTTTCACGCATCTTGTTGACCACTTGAACGTGTGCCTGATTGATTTGCGAACTCTGTGGACTCGTGATGGACACTGAGTTCCCCCCAACTTTGTATGAATCCGACAAGGACTGGCTCAATATGAGCTTATCGTTAGGTACCTGACCACTCAAAAGTTCATTTGCACGTTTCTGTGCCAACTCCTTCGGTGGACCCGTATCGTTCGATGTCAACACAACATCGAGAAGTTCCTTGCACACCTCTCTTACGTGGGGTGTGTTGTCTCGACGAACAACTTGTAGACCCTTGATGTCTATGTAGTCCATATGCATCTGGTCATCCTTCCCCTTTGTCCACAACTTGGCAGCGTAACGCTTCTTCGAGTACAAGAAGTATGGCCAGTACACCTTCTCAAGTTCCAGGTTGTTAGGCTTCTTGAAGAGAGCGCTACACTCCTCTGCCGCCCTTTCACCAATTTCCCAACTGTACTTTACGGCCTCTTCACCTGTGCGGTCACCCACATCAAACTCAACCATCACTGAATCCGTGTCACCATACCTCACCTTCGCACCAGGGAAATTCTTCTCGACGTAATTCTTCGTGTCTTCAATCATCATGCGACCTTTGCAAGTCGTTGTCGATGCAATGGGTACACATGGAAGAATACCTTTACCAGCACCCGTGAAACCATAGACAGAGTTCATAGACACTTTATACGCCAACTGCTTTCCATTGTACACCTCTTTCATCGCACCCGTCGCAGCCGCCATATCCTTTTTGGCCTTTTTGCGAAACTGCTTGAGTTCTATGAGAATACTTGGAAGAAGGCTTGGGACATTCTGAGCAAACTTGTATGTACGGTCACCAACACTGAACGTCTCATACTCAACACCAGGGACGTTGCCATACCTTCTCTCATCCATCACTAGGGTGGAATAGCAAAGGTTGTGAGCTGTCATGATTGATGGATACAGCGCTTCAAAATCTAGAGCTGTGATTGGTGTATAATAGGCACCCTTTTGTGCCTCTAAGACAGTCGCACCTTCATAGGGTTCTTCAGGAATAGAACCATACTTAATGGTCGGTACCATATATCCAAGTTCCCGTGCCTTCTTTGTCAATTGACTGAACACCTTAATCTGCTGCCCACGCTCAACTAGGAAGCATAGGGGTACCCATGTCGCCTTCGCCATCTCCAAGAGGTTCAGTAGGGTACACAACTTCTTCATGAGTCTGTGGGGGAGGAGTGTATCCTTGATACAGTACTCCGCAACTTCACCCAATTTTACGGGGTCTTCCTCCTTGTACCGTGCAAACATCTCCTTTGGGGACATGTCAATCTTCTGGTCACCCAGGTACAACTTCGAAACTTCATTGAGTTTATAGGAATCCAACTTGTATCCCTTCTTCACCTCATGGAACAAATCGAAAATGAATCGTCCAGGCATTGGCAGAAGTTTCAGGAAGTTGTCACCCAATGCACTCGAACTCAACTTCTTCTGGAGAAGGTGTGACTCCGTGTCATGAAGTTTACCCATCTGATAGAAACCCATACCACACCCAGTCATTGCTGCACGTTTGTAAATGTACTCAAGGTCAAAACCGAAGATGTTCCAACCTGTGATGATGTCGATGTCTTTGTCGTGTAGGTAATCCTTGAATGCCAGAAGCATCTCCCTCTCTGTGTCAAAGCTTACGACACCTGAACCCTCAGTCTTTTTGTAGCACAGGCAAACCTTTTCATATGGTTCATCGTTTCCGAATGTACACAGGGACACTGCAATCTGGAAGCATGCATCACCAGGAATGTCAGCATCAGGGAATTTACCCGTCGAACTGTTACACTCAATATCCACAGAGGCTACAACAAACGGTGCGATGTCATCCCGAGCCACGGGTTTAAGGGTCGTCCAATCGTTGCACCACAGGTCAATATCAACCTTGGCGAGATGGGAGCGTACACAATCAGAACCAGTATCCAACCATCCAGTCGATTGAATCCCAGTTCGGTGCATGAGCCTCAGGACGGGGTCGAGGTTCGATTCATAGACGTGATACTTTTTGAAATCATTGTTGTACATGAAGAGGGAGTTAATTCGGCGTCTAGCCTCAAGAGTCTTGAAGTTCAAGTGCATATAGTTGAACTCTTCATTGTTTTGGAATCCCCAGACATCCTTCTGTTTCGTCAGACTATAGCTTGTCACACAATTTTCTCGAAGACGATTCAGTTCATTAAACAGAATCTTGACATCTTGTTGAGTTGTTCCACGTGGCAGTTTTACGAAGAAGTAGGGGTCAAAAGATGTGGTGACACACACAGATTTACCATCCTCAGTCTTTCCAAAAATGCTGATTAAGTGTTCTTCGTCTGTGTCCCTCGCCTCCCATGTGAGAGCTTGGAAGACGACCATATGTTTATATTGAGCGAAAATTTTAATATCGTTTATTAATAAATGTCTGCTGCTTTAATTGAGCTAGTGTCGGTGGGCGCCCAGGATGTCTACATCACGGGTGATCCCCAGGTCAGCTTCTTCCGTCAGAACTACAAACGCTACACCAACTTCGCCATGAAGCCCGAACGCCTGGACTACATCGGTACTTTCGGTGGGAACAATGAAGTGACTATCCCCATTCGCTCGAAGGGTGATCTCATGAGCTACATTTGGATCGAGGATACCCTCGTCTCGAACGTTTCGGGCAACCCCGACGGTCTCTTCTCGAGTACCGCCTCCAACCCCACAGAATTCCAGTTGTGGATTGGTGGTCAGAAGGTGTCTCAGCTCGACTCCCTCTACATTCAGGGTGTTCACAACGCGCTGATGCGTGATTCCGCGGCCAAGGCGTCCTTCGCTGTGACCACGAACACTCGCAAGGAGAACCATTCGGGTAACTACTTCATGATTCCCTTCTTCTTCGGTGAAGACTGGACGAAGTCTCTCCCCCTCGTGGCGCTCCAGTACCATGATGTCGAGATTCGTGTGAAGTGCCGCGATGGTTACACCGCCGCTGGTACCCCCAAGGTGTACGGTAACTATGTGTACCTTGACACCGATGAGCGTAAGTTCTTCACGGACAACGAACATGAACTCCTCATCACCCAGACTCAGCACCAATTGGCGTCGAACACCGACACCGAGTTTGACCTCAGCTACTTCAACCACCCAGTGAAGTCTCTCCACCTCGTGTCTGGTAATGCCAATGATGCCAACTACACGTCCGAGTATACCTTCGACAAGGCTTCTCTCTACATCAACGGTGTGGCGCTCTTCGAGAACATGTCTAACGTGTACCACCACGATGTCGTCGCCGAGATGCACTGCACTGACCTCCCCGATGGTGCCATCGACAACGTTCCCACCTACTCGTGGCCATTCTGCCTCACCATGAGCAAGATGCAGCCCACTGGTTCCCTCAACTTCTCTCGTATCGATAACGCGAAGCTCAGCATCACCAACCCCTCGGGTGGTAACCAGCTTCACCGTGTCTATGCGGTCAACTATAACATTCTTCGTATCAAGAATGGTATGGCTGGTGTCGCTTTCGGCAATTAATTCCAGTTGTCAATCAAAGTTTTCGTCTTTTCATACATCCCCTTCCCATAGAAGGTCTTGTCCTTCTCTCCCGCCCAAATTGTGAGTCGGTCTTCAAGGAACTCCTTGAACTTCTCCGAGTCACAGTTAGACTTGTATCGAACCTTTTCACCCTTAAGTGCCTGCTCCATAGCAGCTAAACGACTATCCATTGAACGCT